AGATCATGCCATTTGCGATGGCACGCGCGGCAGAGATAACCAACTGGCCATCTGTCAGCTTCCTCGCCGAATAAATACTGTGGTGCCCAGTGGTGCAATTCACCTTCATTTGCATCGCACACCTCGCATTTAATTTGAATTTGTTTTTTCTCGATATATTCCGCTGTTTTTGTTTTCACATATTGCAGCGGCCCATTTTCTTGCGCATATTCTTGCGCGATTCTTTTCTTCACATATTTTGCGAATACCTCGCCGCATGCTGCACAGTAGATCGGATACACGGTCGCACCTGATGCGATGTTGGTGATTCCGATCTTGAGCTGGTCTGATCCACAGGTCTTGCAGTTATCCACAGGTTGCTCCTTTTGGGTCAATTTTCGCCACATCGTGGCTGGGACAATGGGACACACCCTAAAGGTGTGTGTCCTGTCCTGTCCCAGGCTGCCGACGCCTTGTCCTTGGGACATTTGTCCCACTTTGTCCTGTCTTGTCCCATTTGTCCCACCTTACTTTTCTGCCCTGCGAACCATCAAAGTCGCTGCCGTGACGTTGTCCGAAACCACCCAACCATGCTGGTGAGCCACGATAATCTGAGCGTTCAGCAGGTTATAAATCAGCCTGCCTTTTTTGCTTTCCTGGGCGTATGTTTTTGCAGTCGATTCTGTCAGTCCTTCATTTGTCGTAAGATATTCAAGCAGTGCGCTGCGCGATAAATAAGGCATTTCATCTCGTACTTCTGCGCCAGCATGCCACCAGGCATTTGTGAATTTCCGAATATCTTTTTGAATCTCAGATTCTTTTTTCGGTTTCTGCTCAGGCGCATTTTCTTCAATCACAAATACTGCGCCTTTAATCTCCTCTCCGTCTTCGTCGATCCATCCAAGCGGCACGGTCTGGAGCCTGCCAAATAACGGTTTCGGAGGTTCTGCATCCTTCATCTTGGTGCAGGTAATTTCGATGCTGTCGTCGCTCTTGGCCACCAAGATCATGGAGTCCATCGACGCCTTCCAAGCGCTTGATCCGCGCGCGCGCTGTTTTGCCTCAACCGCATGCCCTGTGTGGTGATTGAGGCACACGCTGGCGCTAAGTGCCCTGGCCGCAATGTTGCAGGCGTTGAGCATGTTGCGGGAGTCCTTGGCGTCGTTTTCATTGCCAGACATGTGATTGTTCAGCGTGTCAATGAAAATCGCCACCGCATCGTTTTGGGTGATCTCTCGCACTGCGTTGATGATCTGAGCTGCAGCGGCTGGGCTGTCAATGTCGATTGCCTTGTTCGAGATCAGCAGGTTGTCCAGATTCTGGACACCGTGCGTCTTGCACCAGGCGGTCACTCGCTGGCGCAGGCCGTAGTTTCCCTCGCCGGCCATGTAGACCACCAGGCCAGGCTTGGTCTTGTGCTCGTGCCACTGCAGGCCGGCAGCAATGTGGCAAGCCATGTCCAGAGTGATGAAGGTCTTGCCAGAGCCTGACTCGCCGTAGACCATGCTGACGCCGCTGTCTGGAATCCAGCCCTTGATGATCCACCGCAGCGGAGCTGGTTGCCCAAGGTAGGACGTAGCCCTGGTGAAGTAGTATTCCTGCACCTCAGCCCTGGTGGCCTCCAGGATTGCCTCGGCTGCGTCGCTGCCAATGCTAGTAGACGCTGCCACGTCCGAATCCGGCTCATACCTGCAGACCGACTTGACGATCTGGGACAGCTCGGAGGATGGCAGCGGTATTTCGCAGCGTGTCTCGTTGGCAATCGACAGCGCCGCCATGATCTCGGCCTCTGTCATGCCGTAGCGCCGCATTGCGCCGCCCAAGGCTGTCAGACCGTTGTTTCGGCTGCCTTGAATCAGACCACCGCCTGTGTTGGACACCTGCTTGTTTTCCGGCTTGCGCATGGCCCTGTAGGCCTGCATCCAGGTGTCTGGGATGCTGAACGGTGCCACGCCATCGAATGGGTCGGACGAGGCCTCCCACACATAGCTGCGCCCTTCGATGGTGGATGGGAAGGCCACGAAGTACCGACCATCGGCCAGCAGGTCCACACCCTCGCATAGCTTGCAAGACCTGATCTCCGGGTGGTAGACGCCGATGTGGTGCTCGCCACCGCCCGCAGTCATCTGCATGGCACCGTCTGGCGTCTTGCCATTGGTTTGCAGCCACATGGACCAGGATGCGTCGCCACCATTCCTAGGGTCAACGTCGAAGACCACGATGCCGGATCGCTCGCCTGCCGCGATGCCGATGTTGAAGTCTGGATTCTGTGCCCACCACCTAGCGATCTGCTCAGGGTCTGTGGTGGCGTCCTTCACCCCATGCTGGGTGGCAGGAACCTTGCCATTGGGCACGACTGGCAAGACATGCCAGCCCCAGGATGCGTAGATGAGTGCCGCTTCAGCCTTGGTTGTCATTGTTGCGGCTTTCCAAGTAGGTGGACAACGCCAGCAGCACCTTGTACGTCGGGTTGGCGTCCGGGTTATCCCGCACCTCTCGGATGGTGTTGTAGTGCAGGCCTGTGGCCTCTGCAACCTTGGCCGGCATCCTGTCGGACAAGGCATTGCGAATCTGTTCCAGCGTCATCATGTTTTGGGCCTCTATAAAAAAACTTTGGTCAGGTGTTGACATGCTACATTCTTTTGTGGCACAGTGCAACCACTGCGCGAACGGAATTGGCCGAAGGCGCAGCAACCATGAAGGAGATGCCTGATGGCAATCAACGTAAAAACGACCGGCAGCCTGGCTGCCAACGGTGTGAAGGTGCTCGTCTACGGGCAGGCAGGCGCGGGTAAGACCTCGCTGATCAAGACCCTCCCCAGCCCCATCGTGCTGTCGGCTGAAGGCGGCCTGCTGTCCATCCAGGACGCAGACCTGCCCTTCATCGAGATCGCATCGATGACCGATCTGCAGGAGGCCTACAAGTGGCTGACCGAGTCGGACGACGCCAAGGCCTACAAGTCGGTGGCGCTGGACTCCATCAGCGAGATCGCCGAGGTGGTTCTGAACGCTGAGAAGAAGGCGACCAAAGACCCACGCCAAGCTTACGGTGCGATGCAGGAGCAGATGGCCGACATCATTCGCGCCTTCCGAGACCTGCCAGGCCGCCACGTCTACATGAGCGCCAAGCTGGAGAAGACGCAGGACGAGATGGGCCGGGTGCTGTACGCGCCCAGCATGCCCGGAAACAAGACCGGCCAGGCGCTGCCGTACTTCTTCGACGAGGTGCTGGCGCTGCGTGTCGAGAAGGATGGCGATGGAAACACCCAGCGCGCCCTGATGTGCGACAGCGACGGCCTGTGGCTTGCCAAGGACCGCAGCGGCAAGTTGGACATGTGGGAAGCGCCGGACCTGAGCGCAGTGTTTGCAAAGATCGGAGGCAAGGCATGAACATCAAGGAAATGATGAACACCGGCAAGCTGATCGAGAGCGTGACCGACGCCGAAGAGCTGGCCAAGATGTGGCTGTTTGCGAAGGAGAGCGAGGCCATCGCCACTGCCGACCGTCGCAAGATCGAGGACCAGATCAGGAAGATCGCCAACATCCGGGACGACACCGAAGGCACCGAGACCCTGGCGCTCGAAGGCTTCAAGGTCAAGATCGTCGGCCGCATCGACCGCAAGGTGGACGCTGACAAGGTGCAGGAGTTGGCCGCCGAGCACGGTCTGACCAATCACCTCTCGACGCTGTTTCGGTGGAAGCCGGAGATCAACATGGCCATCTGGAAGTCCACCGACGAGGCCATCACCAAGCCGCTGGCAGCAGCAATCACGGCCAAGCCTGGCCGCCCTTCTTTCACCATTGAACCAACCACCACCAAGGAGTAAATCATGGCTTTTCTCGGACAAACCTTTGACTCGAACGACCTCCCACAAGGCACTGGCGGCAGCTTTGAGCCGCTGCCAGAGGGGTTCTACAACGCGACCATCACTCAGGCTGAGCTGAAGCCCACCAACGATGGCACTGGCCAGTACATCAAGCTGCGCCTGGACATCACCGGGCCGAGCCACCAGGGCCGGGTGATCTTCTCGAACCTCAACATCAAGAACGCGAGCGCCAAGGCCGAGGAGATCGGCCGCCAGCAGCTTGGCGACATCATGCGCGCCATCGGCCTGGCCAAGGTCAACGACACCGACCAGCTCATCGGTGGCCACGTCAACATCAAGCTGGCGATCCGCGACAAGCGCACCGACGAGAAGACCGGCAAGACCTACGACGCCAGCAATGAGGTCAAGGCCTACCGCGCCATCAACGGTGGCGCTGCGCCGGCCTTCCAGGCTGCTGCGCCTGCAGCAGCTCCGGCAGCGTCTGCACCTGCCAAGGCCGCACCGCCCTGGGCCAAGAAGTAAGCAGAGAAAAGCCCCAGCCTCGTGAGAGGACTGGGGCAACCTCATTGGCAACCACTCAGAAGGAGACCGGGCACCATGAAGATACCCGAGCCAAATCATAGCATCCAGGCCTTGATCGACAAGCACCACGAGAGCCTGGCCGAGCCGCCCAGGCCGCACATGGGCTGCAGCCAGTTGGGCCACCCATGCGACCGCTGGCTGTGGCTGTCCTTCCGGTGGGCCGTGCAGCCACAGTTCCCTGGCCGCATCCTCCGCCTGTTCCGCAGGGGCCAGATGGAGGAGGCCACCATCGTGTCGGACCTGCGCGCCATCGGTCTCGATGTGCGTGGCTCCGGCCGGCAGCAGACGCGCGTGGACTTCGGTGCGCATGTGTCTGGCAGCATCGATGCCATCATCGAGTCTGGCGTGCCAGAAGCGCCCAAGAAGCGCCACATCGCCGAGTTCAAGACCCACAGCGCCAAGTCGTTCGCCGACCTGGAGAAGAACGGTGTCGAGAAGTCCAAGCCCGAGCACTGGGTCCAGATGCAGCTCTACATGCATGGCACCGAGATCGACCGCGCGCTGTACCTGGCCGTCTGCAAGGACGACGACCGCATCTACACCGAGCGCATCAATTACGACCAGGCGGCAGCCGAGAAGGCCATCGAGCGCGGCCGCAGGCTGGCGCTGTCCGACCGCATGCCTGAGCCGATCAGCACCGACCCGAGCTGGTATCAGTGCAAGTTCTGCGACGCCTACAAGTTCTGCCACGAGACCAAGACCACCGAGCATGTGAACTGCCGCACCTGCGCGCACAGCACAGCCAAGGACGACAGCACCTGGCGCTGCGAGCGCCACGATGCAGACGGCATCCCTGTCGAGTTCCAGCGCCAGGCCTGCGACAGCCATGTCCTTCATCCTGACCTGGTGCCCTGGCAGCGCAAGGACGGCCTGGACGACTGGACGGCCGTGTACGTCATCGAAGGCCGCGACGTGGCCAACGGTGAAGGCGACGCGCACGTCTACACCAGCCGAGAGATTCTGATCAACCCCAAGATGTGCAGCCTGGGCGACGAGTACGTCGAGAGCCTGCGCGCAACTTTTGACGCGAGGATTGTGGGATGAACACGAAACAGATCGAAGCGCTGAAGCTGGCGCTGGAGGCGTTGGAGATTGTGAACAGGGAAATGCTGACTCTGCGTGACGAGTTGGCAGAGCGTGGAGGCAGACCTTCACAAGGCTACCACCAACTTTTATGGGATTCCTCTCATAAGGTTTACACGGACACCGCGATTCCAGCCGCAGAAGCCATCCGAGAAGCCTTGGCACAGCCAGAGCAGGAGCCGGTGGCGTGGATCAACTGGTGCGCGGCAACCGGAAAACGATCTGTCAGTTTTGAGTGCGAAAGCGAACTGGCATCACAGCCGCTTTACGCAGGCATTACTCAGAATACTCAAGACCATTACTCAAAATTCCATTCGTGGTTTGACAGCGAACTCCATCGCAAAAAGTACACCCAAGACCATCCCGCATACCTTGCCGCACAGGAGGCATGGAATGCCGCCAACGATGCCGCGCAATACAGGATTAACCGTTTGAACGCAGAGATTGAAGCGTGCAAGGTGAGATTCAAGATTGCCGAGGATGTGCTGGCAAAACTCAATGGGCCGGAACAAAAGCCTGTGGCGACACTATGGCAACATGGCGAAACTGGGCGCACTCGCATCACGATGCCAGACGATATTACGGACTGTGATGCCCGTTGGTTCAAAGCCGCCGACCTCTACACCACCCCACCCCATCGCAAGCCGCTGACGGATGAGCAGAAACTTATGTGTTGGTCACGGGCCACCTGCGATGCAGACGTTGAACACAAGACCGAACATCAGTGCTTGATGGATTACGGGGCTGAAATCGAAGCCGCACACGGCATTAAGGAGTGAAACATGGGTGACATGGGCGACCTGTTCAACGAATACAAGGCGTACAAGAAAGAGCGCAAGCAACGACTTGGGATGCCTTGCCCTGATTGCACCGTTCGACTGCCAAAAGCGCAGCCAAAAATTCTTATGCCTAACCAAAAATGCTGGTGCGGGTATCGAGACAACAGACCAAGAGCTGCCGCCCACGGCATTGGAGAAAAGCCAGATGCTGCGTGAGTACCAACAGCGCACCATCGACCAGCTCTATGCCTGGTTCGAGACCGGCCACCACGGCAATCCCTGCCTGGTGCTGCCGACCGGGTCCGGCAAGAGCCACATCGTCGCCGCCCTGTGCAAGGACGCCCTGCAGAACTGGCCAGAGACGCGCGTGCTGATGCTGACGCACGTCAAGGAGCTGATCGAGCAGAACGCAGAGAAGATGCGCCTGCACTGGCCAGGCGCGCCGATGGGCATCTACAGCGCCAGCATCGGCAAGAAGCAGCTCGGCGAGCCGATCACCTTCGCCGGCATCCAGTCGGTGCGCAGCAAGGCGCGCGAGCTGGGCCACATCGACCTGGTGATCATCGACGAGTGCCATCTGGTCAACCACAAGGACGAGGGGGGATACCGCAAACTGCTGGGCGAGCTGAAGGCCATCAACCCTGCGCTGCGGGTGGTTGGTCTGACGGCCACGCCCTACCGCCTGGGCCACGGCCTGATCACCGACAAGCCTGCGCTGTTCGACGACCTGATCGAGCCGGTCAGCATTGAGGAGCTGGTCTTCAAGAACTACCTGGCACCGCTGCGCAGCAAGGTCACCAAGGCCAAGCTGGACACCTCTGGCGTCCACAAGCGTGGCTGGGAGTTCATCGAGGCCGAGCTGCAGGCGGCCGTGAACACCGACGCAAACAACCTGGCCGTGGTGCAGGAGGTGATTGAGCTGGCCGGCGAGCGCAAGGCCTGGCTGTTCTTCTGCGCTGGCGTCAAGCACGCCGAGAACGTGGCCTTCGTCCTGAGCACGATCCACGGCATCCCTGCGGCCTGCGTGACTGGCGAGACGCCGAAGAAGGAGCGCGAGCAGATTCTGGCCGACTTCAAGGCTGGCCGGCTGCGCGCCCTAACCAATGCCAACGTGCTGACGACTGGCTTCGACTACCCTGACATTGACCTGATCGCCATGCTGCGCCCGACCATGAGCGCGAGCCTCTATGTGCAGATGGCAGGCCGCGGCATGAGGGTCAAGAGCCACACCGATCACTGCTTGGTGCTGGACTTCGCTGGCGTGGTGGCCACGCACGGTCCGATCACGGCCGTGCAGCCGCCCAAGAAGGCCGGAGAAGGCAATGGCGAGGCACCAGTGAAGGTCTGCGATAACTGTGGAGAGCTGTGCGCCATTGCAGCGCGCGTGTGCTCGGCCTGTGGCCACGCATTCCCTGAGCCTGAGAAGCGCAAGCTGGAGCTGCGCCAGGACGACATCATGGGCCTGGAAGGCATCGATCTCGATGTCACCGGCTGGACCTGGCGCAAGCACGTCAGCCGCGCCAGTGGCAAGGAGATGATCGCCGTGACGTACTACGGTGGCCTGAGCGATCCGGCCATCACAGAGTACCTGCCGATCATGCACGAGGGATATGCCGGCCAGAAGGCCATGCAGCAGCTCGTGACAATGGCCGAGCGTGGCCAGATCGCACCAGGCGGCCTGAACGTCCAGACGCTGGAGGAGATGGTCGCCAACCTCAACCAGACGCAGCCACCGCGCAGCATTGAGTTCAAGCGCGACGGCAAGTTTTTCAGAGTGATGAGAAGGAGATGGGAGTGAGAGGCCGCGCCCTTCCGCACTATGGCAAGCTCGGCGTGGCCAGCCTGTCCAGCGAGGTCAAGACCATCTGGTACAGCCGACACATCGAGCCAGAGCCGTGCGAGCCGATTGATTCCTGGTGGCCGACGCAGACCGACCCTGATCTGTGGATCAGGCAGGACTTTGCGCGCCGCCTGGTGGCCATCACGCCGCTGACCGAGCAGGAGGAGCAGGCTGTCATCCTGTGCGTGCTGGAGAACTGCACGCTGCGCGAGGCAGGCGAGGTGATGGGTCGCACGCAAGAGCGCGTGCGCCAGATTCTGATGAAGGCGATGCGCAGGTTTCGCAAGCACCAGTCAGAGCTGACTGGCGTGCCGATGTGGGAATTGGACGACAGGGTGATGCCCTGGTTTTGGTGGAAGCATGAACAAAGGAGAAAGACATGAAAGTTTTCATTGATGGAGAGTGGAACAGCTACGGTGGTGAGTTGATCTCGCTGGCACTGGTGGCCGAAGATGGCCGCACTTTTTATGAGGTGCTTGGATGCGACAACCCAGACGAGTGGGTTGCTGAGAACGTCATGCCAAAGCTGGAAAAAGAACCGATTCCTTTTGTGATATTCCAACTGGAGCTGGCGAAATACTTGATGCAGTTTGAGTTTGACTCTGTGCACGTCATTGCAGACTGGCCAGAGGACATCATGTGGTTCTGCAAAGTGCTGATCGTTGGGCCTGGCATTCGACTTGACACGCCACCGCTGACTATGGAGGTTTTGCGAGTGGACACGGTTTCCAGCAATCCGCACAACGCACTGGCTGACGCAATGGCGCTGCGCGATTGGTACGTCAATGTTGACATGAATTCAGTCAGGAGCGAAGCATGAGCACCAGACCACCAGAGCCAGAGTTCCTGATCCAGTGGCGTGAGTGGATGCGAGCCGGGCCGCCAAAGTGCTGTTTTACTTGTGACGAGTACGACGAATCAGGCCACTGCCGCAAATTTGAGATGCGACCACCTGAAGAATTTGCATCGTCTGTTGATTCTTGCGATCAATGGATTGAGATGATTCCATTCTGAGTTTATGCTATTATTCAAAGGTGGAAACTGGAGGTCACATGGACATCGCCACCTTGCGAGAGGCGCTTGAGTACTCAGCCGATACAGGAATCTTCACATGGAAGAAACGTCCGGTACATCACTTTAAAAACAGCCACTGGATGAATCTGTGGAACTCACGATATTCTGGAAAACAGGCCGGGACAATTCATACGCCAACAAAGTCGTCTGCATATAAACGGGTGAAGATCGTCATCAACGGTCATCAGTTAATGGCGCATCAGATTGCATGGACGCTTACACATGGCTGCATACCTGATGGCCTGTTCGTTGACCACATTGATGGTGACGCCACCAACAACGCTATCAAAAATCTCAGACTTGTGACGCATTCTGAAAATCATCGGAATCGACGCATTCAGTCAAACAACAGCAGTGGCGTTCCTGGTGTCCGCATGTATCGTGGAAAGTGGTGCGCAAGAGTAAAGATCAACGGCAAGGAGAAGCACCTTGGTTCATTTCAAAGTAAAGAAGCAGCAATCGAAGCGCGCAAGCGATATGCCATTGAACATGGATTCACAGAAAGACACCATACCGACAGAACATTTTGAACAGCGGGAGTTTGTCAAATGGTTTCGTCAAACATTCCGTGATGTTCGGATATTTGCAATTGCCAATGGCGGTGCCAGGAGCAAGGCCACTGCTGGCCGACTGAAGGCCGAAGGCGTGGCCTCCGGCGTGCCGGACCTGTTCGTGCCGGCCTGGCGTCTGTGGATCGAGATGAAGCGCGCCAAGGGTGGCAGCCTTAGTCTAGAACAGAAGGACTGGATCGCATACTTGGAAAGTGTGGGATATTGCGTTATAGTGGGAAAAGGTGCGGAACATGCCAAGCAGCAGATCAGCACCTTTTCATCAACCCACGAGAGAAACCCATGACCACGCGCATCTACTTGGTGACTGACACCGAGACCAAGCGGCACCGGCTGATCCGAGCCGGCAACCAGGCCCAGGCCATCCGGCACGCTGCCCAGACTCGATTCGAGATTGAGGTGGCTGGCCAGGACGCCCTGGTCAACCTGCTGACCCACGGCATTCCTGTCGAGCTGGCCACCGGCCAGGCCACGGCCGATATGTTCGAGGAAGCTGCCATCACCAACCCAGGCGGGACTGACTGATGGACGCGCCGACCACCACCAAGTCGTCGGCGTCTGCCACCAAGGATCGGTACATGACGATCCGCATTCCGGCAGATGTCGAGCTGGCGCTGCGCCGCCAGGCCGAGGCAGACACCAGGACGCTGGCCGCCCAGGTGCTGCACTACATCAAGCAAGGGCTGGCCAGCCAGCAGGAGACCACCACATGAAGCTGCGCCCTCGCATTTCTGTGGATTGGTTTCCACGCCGCTGGCCGTACTTCGCCATCGGCTTCGACCGTGGCGAATTCCACCTGTACCTGTGGGTGGTCGAGATCGAAGTCTGGAGGTCGTACTGATGGCCGCAGACAGCCCGAACGACAAGCGCTACATGCTGCTGGCGTTTCTGCGGCCGACGCCCATCTGCATCGCTGCGTGCGGTGCGATGGGTGGTCCGATGCCCACCGCCGTGGCCGTGTTCATGGACCGCGAGACCAAGACCATCAGCCTGGTGGATGTGCGAGCATGAAGAAGTCAGGCAAGCGTAAGCCGCCACAGCGGCCGAAGACCTACACCGTCTTCGACGAGCTGCTGGCCAGCCCCACCGAGCCGATGCCGGCCGAGTACCGCACGCACCAGCTCACCAGGATGTACGAGGGGCTGCACAGCCTGGAGAAGGCCGACGAGCCGAGCACAGACGACTGGCGGGTGGTCAGCGACGCTGTCAACATGCTGGAGACCCTGGTGGTCGAGATGAAGGTCTGCGAGGACGACAGCGGCCTGCTGATGGATGCTGTGCGCGCCCTGGCCGTGGCTGGCCAGCGCCACAAGCGCGAAGGCAAGCCCATCAGGCTGGACGGTCCTGGCATCCAGGCCGTGCGCGCCGTCCTGGCCAGCTACGCCGAGCTGCTAGAGGTGCTGCCGGCCAGGACCATGTACCGCTGCCACCGCCTGACCGAGAAGCGCATCCACGCCATTCTGGACGGCCGGACTAGGCCGCATGATGTCGAGATCGTCTAAGGGTTTATCCTAATACTTGCGATTGTGGGAAATCGTGGTATAGTTTGGTTATCATCAACCAGCAAGGAGCTGACAGCATGAACAAGACCCAAAAGCGCGAGATCGAGAAGGCGCGCGACTTCCACAGCCTCGGCCACCACGAGACCGCAGCGCGCATCCTGGCCTATTGCCAGCGCTGCGCCATGACCAAGCGCGCCCAGCAGGACATCGTCGAGGTGGCGCGCGAGCTGGACCTGATGCGCTTTATGCGCATCGAGAACGGCTGCCTGATCACTGACTGAAGGAGACCACCATGCAGATCAAACGCTACCACGTCATCCTGGCCGCCATTGGCCTGTTCATTGCGATGGGCATCGTCGGCCAGTCTGATCTGGAAGAGGCCGAGCGCCAGCAGGCTGAATACTGCGAGATGGTCAAGCTGTGGAAGCAGACCAAAGGTCAGGCCGGCTGGCCTGCCTACAACGGTGAGAAGATGTGCAGATGAGCTGCAACCAGAACTGCCGCCAGGGTCGTGACTGCAACTGTGCAGGCTGGCATGTGGTGCCGCTGAACGACCTGCGCGAGCACGAAGCCAATGGCAGTTGCTGGTGCAAGCCGACGCTGGACGATGGCGTCTGGCTGCACCACTCGATGGACGGCCGCGAGGCCTTCGAGACAGGCGATCGCCTGCCGTCCTGATCGTCAGGTCTTGCGCCTGGAGTAGAACAGGGTCCGGTCGCCAAACAGGTAGAAGCCGACGGCTGCAGCGAAGTTGTCCACTGCATCACTGGGCTGGCCAGACAGCTTGAGCACAGCCCAGGTGCCCAGCACAATCATGGCCACAGCAGGCCGCATCAGGCGCACAGCAGCCTCAACCCAAGGATATGATGGGTTGGTGCCTCCAGCGTCATTCATCGCCTTGAACATGTCCAGATCGAACTGGCGCATCTTGACGTACTCGTCCACGTTGACCGGCTTGTAGCCGTCGGTCTGGATGAAGCGCCCAATCAGCGACTTGCCCAGGTCAACAGCCAACGGACCAAGAGCTGCAAGAATGGTCAACGGGTCCATCATGGGTATTTCCTCCGGTCCAGCTCGAAGTGTGGGCCGTCTGGGAAGCTCTTCCAGTCACCACCCCACACGATGGCCACATTCAGCTCCTTGGCGGCCTCTTTCATGGCCTTGGCGATCTTGTGATACAGGGGCCAGTCCCAGCGCACCTCGTCCTCAATCCACGCGCCCAGATCGACAGCGTGGCCGGTGATGTGCCGGCCGTTTAGAGTCTGGCTCGCGCCGGCCTCATACAGCGCCTTCTGGCGCTCTGGCGTGCGCAATCCCTCCAGCACCGTGAAGTCCACGGTGGTGATCTCGATGGCGCGCTCGACGACCTTCACCAGGTCTTCGTGGACGCCTTTGAGACGCTGTCTGGATCGCGCGCCGAGCTTGTACATGATCAGTGCTTGAAGTAATTCAAGGCGTAGCCGACCACGGCCGAGACGCCAGAGACGATGCTCATGCCGAACCACAGGCCGCCTTTGCCCTTGTTGGCCAGCGCCAGCAGCTCCTCGACGTTGCGCTCCATCTTGTCGACCTTCTTGTCCATGTCCTGGACCTTCTGCCAGAGCACGCCGTACTTGACCAGGTCAATGCCTTCTTGTGGTTCCTGCATCATCCCTGCAGCCTCCATCAGATGCCTTCGCCAGGGGTCACATAGACCGTCGTGGCACCAGCAGCCAGCCCAGAGAAGTACGAGCCGAATGGGAAGCGCAGGATTTCAACAGCGCCAGCCACCAGCGGGATGCCGGCAGCAGGCACGCCGGCTGCGGCCGCCACCGCATTGGCTTGGGCTGCGGCAGCAGTCGGGCCGACGCCAAGATGCACGAGGTTCGTGCCAGCGTTGACGATGCGGACCTGGCCTGTCTCTTGTTCATTGAACTTGATGTTGACAGGAGCCTGGACGCCAGCGGGAGCGACGGCCGCAGCCGCCACAACGATGGTCTTGCCTTGCGGATTAAATGCAATTTGACTATTGGTGGCCATTTCAATTTCCTTTAAGAAGTTTTTGAGTCAAAAGGAATGACTGTGTTTCCATCAGCAATCCAAGTCTTGAATGATTCAAAATCATCATCAGTCACAAGATCGCGTCCAACAACAAGCATTGACTTGTATGACTTGCCGTCATCACTGATGATGTGCACGACACGCTCTTCAGCATCTGTCCATTGGTATTTCATAGTTCAGCACTCCAGCCAAGGTAAGGATACGGGGCGGACGTTCCGATGTTTGTTCCGTGGTTGCTGCCAGCATAAGCAGTTAATCCAGCCGCAACGGTCATGTTTGTCCTAGCCCATTCTGTCGTTGCGTTGTTAAACGTTGGAACAGCAGAACACACTGTTGCAATCGCTCCGCCACCATAAACGCGGTAATCGGTTGCATTTCCAGTTTGCTCAAGAGCAGTAGGTGCTGCACGCATGGTCACCGGGAAGTAGTCGATACCGCGTGCAATTGTCGTGTTTACAGCATAGCCAAGGCCGCCAATAAGAGCTGCGTCTGTTGCTGCGCTCAATCTGTAGTAGTACCGCTGGCAGAGCTGTGTTTCGATGGCAAACGGCCGAAGATCAAAAGCTGTCGCAACGTTTCCTGTTTCAAGCTGCACATTGGTGACGTACAAAAAATCACCTGCAGTGGTTGTCGTCACGTCTGACCAAATGAACACAATGACGTTTTTAGTGTTCGCGGTGTCGATGTTCGCCGTGACAGAAAACTTTTGCCAGCTTGTCGTCACACCAAGGTTGGCGGGCGTGTTCTCGTAGGTCGCATTGGCGATGAGTGTCGGATTGGTGCCTTCAACATTCCATGCCGAAACGATGTCGCTGGTCACTGTGTCTGCAGTTCCACTCCAGGCAACGATGGCGCACTTGATGTTGTCGAGATCGGTAACTGCCGAAACCTTTGCGTCAAAAGAAAGCGTGACACTGTTTCCAACCAACCCAAGACAGTTTTTGTTCTCAATGATCTGGGCAATACCGAATTTTAGGTTGGTTGTTTCGACGTCAAGCGCAATCGCAGTCGCTGCCGTGTTCGGCACAACAGATGTTTCCTGCGTGATGTCAACAACGTCATTGCCATCTGACAGCACGTACCACCTGTCCAGGTTATAGGTGTCGTCGTTGTTTGCACCAGCCACAAACGATGTGCCACGCTGCGCAACTCCAAAGTTTCCGTTGATAAGTCTGTTCCTAAAAAACAGACCTTGATTCATCAACAGCTCATTAGCCGGAGATGCCAGTGATGATATGCTTTTCAACATGATGGCTCCTTAGCAGTCTTGAGCGTCTGAAAACTCTGGAAGTTTTTTCAACTCAATATATGCTTGCTTAATGAAATTTGGCGCCCCATCAGCAACACTTGCTAAAACAGAGTAATTCTTTTCAAATTGAACTTTATTTTCGCACTCAAAGTGCAATTTAACATCAATGAAATTTTTATTTCCACTGACTGTTTTTACCCTGATAACTGCTTGTGTTGGAATAGATTGTTGACCTTGGTCGATTTGGCCATATGGTGTCTGCAAAGTTAAATTGCCACCAATGTCAATGATTTTTTTGAGTGCCATTTTGATGCTCCTGTTCAAACGTTAAGTGTTGTCACTACGGGAAATTTCATACCACTTGCCATCAGCTTTTTGAATCAGCGTCAGTGTGTCTGTCGGGTTCATTGCAAAATTTGTAGACCCAGACAAAAAGATATTGGTGCCATCAGTGATCGTAACAGCATGTTCAGCAATCAGCGTGAACCGCTGGCCAACAGTTCCATTGGTAAAGTTTGTGATGGCTGTGGTGCCGCCGGTTGTAGCTTGACTGACACCATAGACGCTTGGCGTAGGCCCATTCGACAAAGCGGTAATCCCCGTGGTCGGCTGAATGTATGGTTCATACACAATTCCAGGCAGCGCCACAAAGCCCGTGATGTAAAACGGATCGGTGTTGGCGACCGTGGTGGTAAATGTAAACGCTTGATTGCCGGTGTCGTAGAAACCAATGCACCGGCCAATGCTGAACCACTTCCAGTCAGAATTTGCAGAAAAAGAATTTACCTCAGCCGACGTGTATTGCTTTGGCATATTGACCGACGACAGCAGCGGCCAGAACGTGCTCTGTGTTGCGCTGCTGGTTTTCAAAAACCAACCATAGGTGTGAAAGTTCTTTGCAAACGCATAAACAGCGTTGATAGACTGAATTTGCACTTGTCCCGGCGCAGTAGGCGTCACCTTGTA